GCTAACTTAGTGGATTATTTAGACAGTAGCGTAGTAACAGGGATAGTGACCGACCTTGTTTCTGACTTTGACGATGACGTTAACTCCCGCAAAGACTGGATGCAGACTTATGTAGACGGTCTGGAGCTTTTGGGGATGAAGATTGAAGAGCGAGCCGACCCTTGGGTTGGTGCTTGCGGTGTCTACCACCCATTATTGTCTGAAGCTTTGGTTAAATTCCAAGCCGAGATCATGATGAGCACGTTTCCTGCTGCAGGACCGGTTAAAACTCAGATCATTGGTAAAGAAACCCAAGAAAAGAAAGACGCCGCCATCAGGGTTCAGGATGATATGAACTATCAACTGACTGATGTGATGTCAGAGTTCCGCCCAGAGCACGAAAGAATGGTCTGGGGACTGGGTCTTTCAGGAAACGCCTTTAAGAAAGTCTACTTTGATCCAAACTTAGACCGCCAAACATCTATTTTTGTCCCCGCCGAGGATTTGGTTGTGCCTTATGGTGCTTCTGACCTTAACACAAGCCCTCGCGTTACCCATGTGATGCGTAAAACAGAGAATGATTTAAGGAAGTTACAGGTCGCCGGCTTCTACGCTGATATAGAGCTGGGTGAGCCTAACAATAACCTTGATGATGTGGAGAAAAAGATTGCGGAGAAGATGGGATTCCGCGCAACGTCTGATGACCGATACAAATTATTGGAAATGAACGTTAATCTTGACCTTGAAGGATACGAGCACAAGGATAAAGACGGCGAACCTACAGGAATTGCCCTACCTTATATTGTTACGATTGAAAAAGGCAGCAGCAAGTGTCTGGCTATCCGTAGAAACTGGAACGAAGGCGATGAACTGTACACAAAGCGCCAGCATTACGTCCACTATGGTTATGTCCCCGGCTTTGGCTTCTATTGTTTTGGCCTAATTCACCTTGTAGGCGCGTTTGCCAAGTCTGGTACGTCTATTCTGCGTCAATTAGTGGATGCAGGGACATTGGCCAACCTACCCGGCGGCTTTAAGACCCGAGGACTCAGAGTTAAAGGTGATGACACCCCAATCGGACCAGCTGAGTGGCGCGATGTGGACGTTCCGAGTGGGACTATTGCCGAGAACATCATGGCTCTGCCCTATAAGGAGCCGTCACAGGTTCTAGCTGGGTTGTTAGACAAGATCGTAGACGAAGGCCGTAAGTTTGCCTCGGCTGCTGACATCCAAGTGGCTGATATGTCTGCCAATTCTCCCGTAGGTACGACTCTAGCAATCCTTGAGCGCACATTAAAGGTGATGACGGCTGTTCAAGCGCGCATTCACTATTCGTTCAAACAAGAACTTAAACTCCTGCGCGACATTATCAAAGAGTACACACCCCCTGAGTACTCTTATGAGCCAGAAGAGGGTAGTCGTAAAGCTAAACAGTCTGATTACGACATGGTGGATGTTATCCCTGTGAGTGACCCAAATGCAGCCACGATGGCGCAGAAGATTGTTCAGTATCAAGCGGTGATTCAGTTGGCTCAAATGGCTCCGCAGTCTCACTAACCGAAGCACTGACACTGAGTGCCGCCGCTACCGCATCTGTACCTGTCGCAGTCTCATCAACCGTGCTTGCAAAAGCCGTGAAGCCCCAGCCACCTTCCCCCCATGTGCCGGAACCCCATGCTGACATATTAGCCCGCCAAGCTGAATGTGTAAGTCACAGACAAAGTATCACTGCTCACCACAGCGCGATCACCGGGTGAGCCAAAGTCTGCCGCTGAGAACAATGTTCCTGCTGTACCACTCTTAGCACTACCGCTGGTCAGGAAAGCCCCGCCCACAGTTGTTGTGCCATTGATGTTAAACACAGCAGGAGAGGCCGTATTAGTCACAACTGATGGATTGGCAGTCGTAGCCGTTGCAAACGTAGCCGCTACACGGGTTGCATTGCTGTAAGCCACAACCTCAGTCCAACCAGCGTGAGAAGACATCGTGTCGCCAGCCGCAGGGGTGTTTGATGAACCAGCACCGTACAGGCCAAGGAACCAAGAAGTGATCTGAGTTACTGAGGTTAAAGCACTGCCAGCCATATACTGGAGGCCAACGTTGACTACCAAGTTTTTAGACTGCGCTTCCCACTTCAAGTTACCGTCTTTGTCATGGCATTTAATTTCAAATACGCCGGTAGCTTTTGCTTCCTCACCGGCTTTAAGATTACAAGTCAGACCGCTAGAAACATGGTCGGTGGCTGTGAGTTTTTCCGTGGTCATATTGACTCCTTAGTTAGAAGAACGAATCAATGCCGCTGTTGCTGTGTTAGCAGGCATTGTGATGGTGAAATTTGTGGAAGTCTTGTCAGACCCAAAGTCTAATACAGCAATAGATTTATTACCTTGCGTGACGTTATAGATCAACGCACAACGAGCCGTAACGGATGCGCCAAAGACTACATCAGAAAAATCTACAAAAGCCGTATACCCAGATGAACTAATGGTTACGCCAGTTAAGGCTACCCCGCCTGCAACATATCCAGTCCCAGTAACCTCACCAGATGCCGTGTAAACAGTGGTTGCTTCGTTTAAATCAGCATTAGCCGTGTACAGGGCAATCTTTAACGTATTGGTAGATAAGTTATGAACGCCTGTATATAGCTCTAATTTAAAGCTGGTCGTCTGAGTTTGGAGAATACTGCTCACGATACTGCAACCCTGACTTGACCATCACGATAAGCATCAGCACGTTGCTTACCATCCGACAGATTTTTGTACAGAGCAATAGCCTGTACATAACGGCTTTGAGCAAGAGCAACCATATCGGCCTCACCCTTCATGTAAGTGAGAGCTTCACAGATAGTGCCATACAGTAATACGGAATCAAAGTTATCACCTAGCCAAGTATTGGTAGCTGTAACAATAGACTCAGGATAGTAGTTGTAATGAAGTTCAGCGTAATAGGCCGAACTAGGCGTTGGGCCGACAATGAACGTCAACTCGTTTACATCGTTTGATTGAGGCCCAAAGATTGCGTAGTGTTTTGGCTCACTTACCTGTGATGTCAAAGGATATGCTTCACGGATGAAGTTAACGTCTTTGTTTAACAAGTACAGATAGTCGCCTTGGAACACAACAGCGCCGGACACTGTGCCGCTGTTGGCTACCGTCAAAGTAATGGTTGTGCTGGCAATACTTCTAACTAATGCATTGGTTCCAATGTTTGTGCCAGTTACCTGCTGGCCCACTTCAATACCCGTAGTACTTGCCACCACAATTGTTTTTTGCCCAGATGTTCCTGTGGCAGTTGTAGCGTTGTACGGATATATGGCAAGGCTGTATACAGACAAAAAGTCTGAAGGACACTGTAAGTACTTATTGCCAACGCTCAACGAGCCTGTCACGTTCTTTCTCAAGTTAGCAGGTTGCGCGGTGTTATAGATGCGCTGTTCCGCCTGACGGATGAAAACATTCATGTTGACAGTTGGGAAAGAGTTCTCGCAGTAATCGTTTACTTGCGTGACAAGCTCACTGTAGTTCATGCCATTGGGCCTCTAGACATAAAGCCTTTGGTAGCCGCACCAGCGCCACGCATTTTGATGCCAGTTGTTTTAGCCGCTGGTTGTGCGCGACGATTAACGTTGCCTACAGACATATTGACTGTTCCGGCATCGCTGTGATCAGGGCCACTACCGGGACTGTCAGAAACAGTTACAGCCTTGCCAGACATTGTGTGTGGCTTGGCATAGACCTTGGCATCGCCAACTTCTTTACCCATCATCTTTTTGCTAAATGTAGCCATGATTAGCCTCGCTTCTGTGCGGCAATTTTTGCCAAGTTACGACCCATAGTCTTCATGTCAGAGTTGGTTTTACCCTTACCCTTACCTTTTCCGCCCATCATTTCTTTCTGAGAAGGGCCGCTGGTAGGAAAGACTTGAACATCTGTCTTACCTTTTTTAGCAACTCCGTCTGCTGATTTTGTATATGCCATGTTTAAACTCCTTAAGATATAGTGACTGTACCAACAAATGTCGTTGCCACCAAGTAGTTTGGTGTCAATTCATCATCAAAAAACCTAGACCCGCCAACCGGATTCCAGCCCCATTGAATGTCCCTTGACCCACCAGCAGTGTATCCACCAACGTTTACACCAGAAGTGACATACGTTGTATCTTTGCGAGGGTTACGCAAAGCCTGCGGATCATCTACAGGGAATGTTCCCAACATCAACTGCGGTTGGTCTGGATCCCAGCACTCATGGCAAACCAACAGTTGATACTTACGTTGCTTAATGATCTCAGTCTTAAGCGTCTTGAGTAAAAACTGTTGCCCACAGCGGTCGCACATGGCAATCGCTTTTTTGCCTGATGCATATCGATTACCCATTAGGATCCACCAATAAACATTTGCCTTGGTACAAACCTGACGGCGGCTTTCTCTCTGTCTTCTCCTGCCGCTATCTCAAAGGTTTCGTCATAGATCTGTTTAAGCATTTGTATGCGGGGCATTAAATCTGGTGTCTTAATTGCAATATGGTAGGCCAGACCTGCCACTAAACAAGGCAAGAAACGGAAGTTCATGTCTGCGGTTTCTACACCAGCGCCAGCATCTTGAACCCGGCGCAATCTCCAGTACACAAATTGATAGGGTACAGAGTTGTCGGGGGTAGGCCAAACTGTTACGGCAGGTAATTGAGGCACAAACACCGCAGTGCCATCCGCTTGAGCGGCGGCAGTCGTATTATTCTGACCGCGAAATACGCCCTCAAGAACATTGCCGCTAATGTATGTATAGTAAATGTCTTCTGTGCCAAGACGAATAAACCCAGATCCAGCTAATCCAACCACCGTGTCAAGCGTGATCGTCGTTGCCGTGGCTGTAATGGCCCCATTAAGATACGAAGACGTTGGATTAACTTCACCAGAAAGCCTTTGAATCCAGACTTGGATTGGCCTAGCTTGTTGAAGTTTATTGGGAATCGTTGCATAAGTAGAAACACTAATACGTGTGATGGTCAAGTCAGCTTGGGTAGATGCTGTATTCTGTCCAGTCCTAATCACATGCTCAAGCAAATCAATTGTATTTGTAGGCAAGGCATATGTAGCCAGACCCGGAGTTAGGTTAATGAAACCCTGCTCCATCGTCCACATATTGATACCTTTGTTCTGCCACTCAATGGTCATTAGGTTCATAGACCTACGCGCTGTACGTAAGTCATAACCTGAACGCATTTCCCGGCCAGCCCTTTCCCACGCTTCCTCGGCAATCTCCGTGAAGTCCATATTGAATAGGGTTGAGCCGGTAGTGGTCATCTAAATCCTGCCGTTTTCTTTGCTATTGTTTTTGGTTGGGCTACAAACTGTTTACCAGATGCCTTGCCAGCACGTTTGGCTTTGGTTGTAGCCGCATACTCTTGAGGAGATAAAGACTTAATAGCCGCCTCAGGCAAATATCTCTCACCCGTTTTGCTAGACGGCTTACCCGATTTGGTACGCCATTTCTGGTCGCCCCAATCCTTAAGAGATTTCTGGGGAGCTTTCAATCTTTGTACCCCCCGCCAGCTTTTTTGTAGCGTTGTGCAACCATTTGTGCTTTTCTGGCGCTCCATTCTCCTGCGCCTGTGCCTGCTGTGGCTTCCGCCTTTACCGCATTAAAGATACGTTTGCGTAACTCAGGCTTGGTGTAGTTTCCTGCGGCGTTGACTGTAGACTTACCACCTTCGGCAAATTTAGCCGTCTTAGCGGCATTAGCAAAGTCTCCCTTTTTAGGAGCGCCTTTGCTACCAGCACTGCGCATTTTTTCACCAGAACCAGAGGCTATTCTTTTTTTCTTAGCGGCAATGTTGGCATAAAGGCCAACAGCACCACCATCATTCATGTATCCCATTTTGTTACGTACATCTGTAGGCAATTTGGCTAAACCCGGATTTTCTCCAGAGTCCACTTCTTTTAAAGATCCGCCCTCAGCCATTTTTTTAGGTTTAACACCAGCTTTTTTCATAGCAATAGCGGTTGCGGCTTGTTTAGCTAAACCGCCTTCAGCAAACCTGTGGGTAAGGTTAACACCAGCACCTTGTATACCGGGGCCGCGTTTATTAACATTTGCATCTAAATACGCCTGCAAGGATGTGTTTTTGCCTAACTTCTTCTCGGCAGTTAAACGGCCAGACAGTTCTTTTGCATTTTTATCCAAGTTTAAACGTGGATTCTCAACGCCAAACTTAACCGCTTCTTCTTTCTCTTTGTCAGAGACATCCCCGCCTGAATCAAATTGAGTAAAGTCAGTATCGTCCCGGCGAGCCTTACGGCTTCCCTTGGGCATTTTACTTGGGGACATTGCTCCCATTCCACGGCTTGCCATCATTTTGGATTGCCTTTAGCTTTCTTCTTGGCTAAGAATAACTTATCAACCATCTCTATCCGCTGAGGTTTGGTTGTAACTTTATTAATAATGCCAAGACGTTTGGGTTTAGCCGCCTCATAAAAGCCAGCTTTTGTCAAAGACTTAACCACTCCGCTTTTAGTTTTGGACGTTGCCATATCAGCACATGCGCCCACGGGTTTTGCCTTTGGTAGCGATACCATCAGCACGACGGGAGGCTGAACTTACAGAGCCGCCACTAGCATAAGATCCTTTTGCGGCCTTTTCTTTTTGTTCTCTTGCTTTACGTTTTGCTGGTGATTCAAGATTTTTAAAATAATCGGCAACAGATGAACCCATGCCTTTAAATTTTTCTGCTACGGCGGCTCTATTGGCAGAGGCTTGCTCTGATGTAGGAACTTTATTTAAACTAGCTTTTGATACGCTAGGAGGTGAGGCGGCAGGCTTTGCTTTATCTGCTGACACTTTTTCAGCCTTAACGTTTCTTGGGTTATCCGCTTCCATCATTTTTTCTGTGTAAGCTTTGATTGCAGAAAGCTTGGGATCGGTTGGCTTAGAGGGTAAAACAATTGGCTTGGTACGGGGGCCAGTATTTTCAGTAATCTTATCTGAGTCAAATGCGCCTTCAAGCATAGCGCGTTCACTTGCCGTGCCTGCATTTGGCCTGTATCCCTCATTTTGAGGTCTGCCAATAAAATCAGAACCAGAAGAAATTGCTTGTTGCAAATACCCGCTTTCATCGTTAGGAGTAAGCACTCTTGGTTTAGGCGGTATACGTGCAACAATCTGAGGTTTATTTTCAGCAATTGGTGCGGTGGGAGCGGCAGTACGGCCACGGCCAGCACCAAAGCGTTTGTAAGCTTCAGAAGAGGGGTCGTCAATGTTGCCTGCGCGAAGACGCTCAAAGAAACCCATTGGTTTTTCTTTGTTTGATATATCTAAACCACTTTGTTTAGCGGTTGCCTCATCAACTGGGCCACCCTCATCAAAGCGTTTAAATTTCTTCATTGGTTTTTTGGTAGCCATAACAACTCCTTAACACTTAACCTTGCCACCTTGTTTAAGCATGGTGCCTTTAGTCTTGCCTTTTGTAGCAATACCATCGGCGCGTTTTGAGGCGGAGCCTCCATTAGCCATACCACCCATGCTCATTTTTTTCATGGCAGAATCTTTCATCATCTTGCCATCGGGCATCTTGTGCATTCCACCAGATGCCATCATTTTAGATTTCATCATGCCACCAGAGGCCATCATTTTTGACATACCGCCTGAGGCCATCATCTTGGACATGCCGCCTTTTTTATAACTACCAAGATCTGCTGAATTGGCGCGATTACCAGCCAGCCCCTTAACATCAACACCACGATCACTTAAACGTTTAGCGGCAATTCCTGGGCTTAAGCCACGTTCACGGCTATACACCCTATCGTCATCCTTGTTCATGTACGAAGAAGACTTAACTCGTTTAACGTCTGCATCAAATTGATCGTCTTTTGTCATGCCACCGCTTGCCATCTTGCCTTTACCATCAGCCGCAAAAGCTGGAACTTTTTGTCCATCTTTCATAACCATTGGCATACCGCCTGAAGCGTAGCCTTTTTTCATCATGCCACCACCGGCCATCATTTTAGATTTCATCATTTCTCTTGCTCCTGATAAAGGTTGTTAAAAGTTTCTTCCGCATCCATGTAAGAGTCATCTTGCTCCGCACAATGAATCCACTGATTAGGCCTAAAATCAGGCGCTCCCTGTCCAGTAACCCAATAGGCTGGACTCGTTACACGGACTCGATTGTTGGGCAACGCCACAACATTTCCAGTCCACTTACCTGCATCAGTCAGTATCAACACATGACTTTGTTTGTGCTGTGACGGGTCTTCTGATACATCACTTTCAGCGTAGTCTACAGTGAACAAATACCTACCAGTAAAAAATTCGTTATTAATCTTGCACATCCAAGGTGACGGCTTTGCCCGCTCCAAACTGATGATGGAGTGGTTGTATGAATTGCAGTCCCAAGGCTGCGATAAATGATTCAACATACGTTCTGGCCATACCTCTAAAGGAATGTCTCCAACTAAAGCTGCAAGTGGCATCCTTGCCCACATTGCACCACCATGCACATTTTCCTGACTACCATCATCTGCCTCACAGCCCGTAAAAATAACTTGAAAACTCAAGCTTCTATCAGGGATAGTTGTTACTGCTACAGCCAATGCATGAATAAATTCACCATGATATTTCTGATGACCATTCGTAAATTCTTTTCTTACCCAACATTTAAAATACGGAATGTTGCTTGTTAAATACATTTAATCATTTCCCCGCCGAAAGAAGCTGGTCAATTTTTGCTTCAAGCTTGTTAAAGCGTTGGTCAATGTGGTTAGTAATGCGGTCAATTTCTGCTTGAGTAACGTTATCACGGGCAACCTCCTCGCGTGTTTTGTTTAACAGGATACTGATACGAGCCAGCTCCCTGAACTTTTCATTCATCAAATAGCCTATCAGTCCTACCACCAAAGATAAGACTGCTGACCATGCTGTGTTGATGTCTAGCACATTGTTCCTTTTGTCTTACCACGTTGAGCAATACCGTCGGCGCGTTTAGAGGCAGACACTTTTCCTCCATGCGAATAATCATCACTCATTCTAGGAGTTCTGTTGCTGCTACTTTGGCGCGGAGAACCGAAATCTAGTCTGCCTGTTAGCTCGGCTTCTCGTTCTCTTTCTTTGTAGTCTTTTGCAGAACGCGATCCAGTAATCCGATCAAAAGTGTATGTATCTTTAGATTTAGCACCGCCACTTGATGGCGGAGAAGAACCGCCGCCGCGATTTGGATCGTATTCGTTAATACTGCGCTTCATAACAATTCCTTAACAGTTCCAAGCTCTAAGAGCTTTGTTAATCCGACTGTTTGGATCGTTGGCCGTTTTTGCACTCGTTAGCTTCTTTTTCATCCCGCCCATCCGCGCACAGAATGAATCTTTGCGAGAGCCGCCTTCCGGCTGGGGAGGTTTCAAGTTCATGCCTTGCGCTTTTGCGGAGGCTCGACCCTTGGCGTTCAAGCCGCCCTTCTCGGATTTACCTTCTTTCCTCTGCCATGCTGGACTCTTAGCCATAGAACACCATGACGGAACCAATATCAGTTACGTCCACAAAAATGTTGGTGCTGAATAAAAGTCCTTCTCCGGGAAGAAGCAGGTATGTTGGTTGCGTAGCAGAAGCCACGGT